TCAAGACCTGGTGTTAAACTAAATTTAATTTTTTTATAAAATTCCTGTAAAAATAATGAACTAAGATTTTCAATAACCGTACCTGCAGAGTGAGATGCAGCCGAAGATTCGGTAAAAACTAATTCTTGATATTCCAAATCTTTGTGATAATTTGTAATACCACTAAAACCACGAACACACCCAGTGAATGTATTTGTTGTAATTCCAGTATATGTAATTATTTCATCATCAATTTTTAACAGTCCATAAGAAGAAGGAAATCCTTTAGTTGATGTGACAGTAACAATTCCAGAAGATGCGGAAATATGAGTTGTTAATCCTGTAGATCCTACAATAACTTCAGGAATAAGACTATCGAGGTTTATATATTGATCTAAATTCTCAGCAATATCTACCGGACCACCTTGATACTCTTGAGAAATATAATACTGCTTTAAAAATTCAGATGCCTTTGGATTTTCATCTAAAACAAATTCTGGTAATTGACTATCAATTATTTGCTGTACTTTTACTCTTGACTCGAAACCATTTTGTACCATATTATGACCTCGTTAAACTCCCGTTCGAATAACTTGAGCGATAAGAATTTTTTGTAAAGACAATACCAGAAATGTCCTCACCAGATGCAATAGTATCCTTTACCATATTTATTTGACTTTTTGAAATGTCAAAAGAGACATAAAGATCTTTCAGTCCCACAACATCATTTGATTCCGGATATGCTTGTATTTCAATGATATCATTTTTAAGAGAAGTTGATGTAATGGTAACTGTGTTAATAATTATTTCTCCAGTTTCATAATTAACTACTCCAGCAGATTGTATAATAACAAATGGTTGTATGGAAACATTAGATTGTGTTTCCATACTTGTATTATTTGTTGGTTTTACAATTGCAATAACACCAGTTTTACCATCAGAATTTGGAACATCGCTGAAATAAACAACATCTGGTTCATTTTGTATTGTAAATCCTGATGACTTTATATTATATCCGTATTGATTTACGTGGAATTGATTTCCAAAACAAATTTCATATTGTGCTTGTTTATTTACTAGTGCTTTTAAATCTCTTCTTATTCTCACTCTGGTAATATTTGATGTAATAGCATTATCCGTACCGTCTATAACTTGTAAGACTTTACTATATTTAAATCTTCCACCAAATTTATTTAAATTAACAGACTGTGAATACTTTGTCAGAGATGTATTTATTTTTGTTTTTAAATCGGAAGAACTTGCAATCTGACTTTCATTATAATAAATGTAAGACTCAATTTCAACATAGAGAATCTTGAGATCTATGATTTTTGCATTTATTCCAGAAACACTATATTGTTTCAATTTTGAAAGTATGTTGTCTTTATCAAAATCAGAAACAAAAGTACCATTCTTTGGTTTAATGCTAATTAAAACAGTTCCAAATTGGGGAGGTGATAACTCTTCTCCACCAATCACAGAAATGGACTCTGCATTTCCATATATTTTGGATTTTATGATCGTTTCATAATCACTTGCAGTTACTGCTCTATACTGAGAGGCATATAACCTTGGAGCAAAATAACGAATGGAGTCTATAGTTTCAATTTCAGAACCATTCTGGGATCTTTGATTTGTTGTAACTGTGATTGTGTTTTGTGGAATTACATTCCTATCATCAGAATCTCTTAAAGATCCTGCAAAAGTGAATGTTTCTACACCATTACCATCTTTTCCACTTGTTATGATGTAGTTGCTGGTAATAATTGCACCATTTTCTAGTTTCTGTCCAAAAAATCCATCCCCAAAAAGAAGTTGATATTTTTCATCTTGAACTTCTTGAATCAAAAAGATTTGAGAATTTGAATCAACTTGAAAAATATTATCAACTAATGAATATTTTATTCCGAGTCCACTATCACTTGATCCTTTTACATAAACTCTAATTGTAGAACTATCAATAAAAGAGTTTTCAAGTATAAATCTTTGATCTAAAGAAGCATTTACAGTAAATCTTTTTGTAAGAAAAGTTCCTTCTTTAATTGAGATACTATCAAATGATGCTATTCCATTTACCACTGGAACTGTGATGTTCTCGGGAATAGAAAAAACATAAGAGGTGCCTTTTACCGATCCAGTGCATACAAGACCTGCCTGCAAGGTCACTGTGGGGGTATAGACTGGTGTACCGTCTTGTAGGAAACTGTTGGGTGATACGGTTACTGTAAACGATACAATTGCCTCGGAGGCATTTCTAGAGTATGGAACATATCCAATATTTCTTGCAAGAGATACTACATTTTCTCTTACGGTTGCAGAGTCCAAGAAGGACTCATTTATAACCATATTAGAGTTAAATGCTGTAATGTATGTGTTATACGCTAAGGTATCGATTAAGACAGAAAAATTGGATCCTTCAAAATCAAAGTCCGTAAATGTAGAGTTAGCACGGAGATAATCTTTGATCGAAGTCTTTATTTGATCGAAATCTAGATTTGTAAATTTAGTAAAAGGCATTTTATCTTGTTGCCTCTAGTATGAATGAAAATTGTTGCGCTGGTATCTCTTGTCCAATAATATCAAATGCGATCGTTACTTCAAATTCATTAAGATCTGGTATGGGGTCAACTTGAACAACTGTATTTGCCACTCTCTGCTCATAATTATTAATCACTTCAATAATTTGATCTTGAATTGTAGAAGCAGTTGCATAATCAACAAAATCAAATAAACTGCTTCTTACATTTGATCCAAGAGTAGGATTAAAAAATCTTTCTGTTGGAATTGTTTCAACTAAATTGCGAACTGAGCGAATAATTGCTCTTTCATTTGTTAAAACAGACAGATCTTTAGTCACCGGATGTGGGTCAAAAGATAAACTAATATCTTTAAAAGATCTGGATATCCTGGTGACTGACATTTTTAAATAAATTCTTTACTTATTTATGATGATTTCCAAGATGTTCCATATGTTGGTTCAGTACCATAGTCCCAATCATCATAATCATCATCATTACGAATTTTTTCATGCAATTCTTGTTGTTTTTTTAAGTCATGACGAGGTGCAAGATCATGCATAACTTCTTGAATTATTCTTCCTTGAGGTTGAGGACGATAATCTGTAGCAAGATGTGTGGTTCCCCACATAGATTTCATGTGTTCCCAATCTCTATCAACTGGTAAATTTGACATTTTAGCTCCTGTTTTAGTGAATAAAACAGAACTTTTATAAAGGAGGTTGCTATCTCCTTATTTGTATTTAACGATTCAGTTCTCTGATGTTATAATTGTCTGAATTTAGGTATTTTAAGAGTTCTAAAGCAATTAATTTTGGATTTCCTTCACCACATGTGTAAACATCGATGGCAAGACATCCATTTTCGGGCCATGTATGGCAGGAAACATGACTTTCTGCAAGTGCAATGACGATTGTACATCCCTGAGGAAGAAAACAATGGGAAAATGTGTTTAAAATCGTCATTTTTGCACGATTTATTCCCCTAATCATGGCATTTTGAAGCGATTCTACATCATTAATCGCTTCAAAATTAACATCATACACCTCTAAGAGCAGGTGTTTACCCATCGACTTATGTTCCAATTCAGGTTTCAGCAAAAAATTTATTTATTTTATATAAAATCCCTTCCGAAAATAATCAGAATCCTCAATAAACATCATATTTTCATATTTTTCACTTCCCCATACTGGTATTGCTATTGAATTATTATATCTAAAGTCTGGATTTTGGCGAAAATGAACTTCTATTAATTTTCCATTGATGAATTCACAATTAATCCATTCATAATCACCCTTTAAATCTTTTAAAATATTGGGAAATTTGACTTCTAAGTCGATTTTTTCCCATTTTTTCCATTTATAATATGGATCATCTTCATCACGAGTCCCAAGAACAACTAATTCCGATTTTCCATTTCTAAAATCAACACTTAAATGCTCTCCTTCAAAGATTTCACACCAAAATTCTGATGGGTGTATATCATCTGTCGTCTTTTCTATCCATTCTTTACGAGCAAAACGTCCCATCCCAAGTAAATTGAATGATGGTCGAACAATATAAAAGTCGGGTTTTGGAACAGTAGTCCCAGCAGGACCACATGTATATTCCAAAACCCGACTTAAAAATAATTTATTATAAACCCAGAGGTCTGATGGATGTATTTGATTCCATTCATCATCACACTCTAGGTAATACATTATCCTTTACCTTGACCCCTATACTTTTTACGCGCCCCATTACGAGAAGACGCAGCGTACTTAGTTCCTCCACCTGATCCCTGACGAGATTTCTTAGGAGGCCCTGGAATATAAGAACTATTTTTCAGTGATCCGCCTTTTGCCATAATTTGTTCTCCATTAAAATTTCAGTTTCAAGATCTTCAGGTCTTGGGGAACCTGTCTGATAAAATTCTACCGACAGATCCTCCATGACATCGAAATATTCTTCCTCTGTAAGATTTGTATAAATTCTACGACCCTTACAGAGGATATTGTAAGATTCGTTAGTCATCTCAAATAATTCTTGTCTTTTCGTGTCCAACGCGAATGCGAGGATCACACCAGATTTCAAATCCTGCTTCTTTTGCATCCAAACAGAATGATACATCTTCTCCACACATGTCTTGTACTTGACCAGACTCAAAGACTTGCATCTTAGGAGCAAACCAAGGATACTTCATTTCGGGATGTTCAAATACACCATTCTTAATCAGAAGCCAACCAAAACCTGCATAGTCAACTGTGAAGGGTTTCCGACGCTTTGAGATGCTTTCAACGTTTTCGTGATTCATAACACCACCATTGCCACGGAAATCATCTTCATCCAACCAATGTGCAACTGAGGTCGTGTGCCCATCTTCGGTTGCATACCAACCAGAAGCAATGTCCTTATCCATCAGAATCAATTGCCAAAAACTATTACTATTGAATACAATGTCAGAATCAATCCAAAGTTGCCAATCATAATTTAGTTTGCCATCCCAGGGAATCTGATCGGGTCCTCGCAGTACATTCGCACCTAAACATTTGCATCTTGCAAAGTTTACCATGGATGAATAGTCTTGCGAGATCTGGATGCTTGCTCCCGCTTGTACAAGGTCAAAACAAAGTTGTACAAAGTTTTTGAGGTAAGTATATGAAACTCCTCTTCCTGGAAGACAAAAGACAATGGACTTTCCGCGTACCATTTCTTTTGCGAGATTATAATCCCATTCTTCTGTACTATTTCCAACGCGGGGCGCTGCTGCTTTTACTGTAAATCCTTTAGCCATAATTTCAAGTGATTACTTAAGTATCATACTCTATTATCTATAAGAAGTCAATCCGCCTCTGATAGAACGACTTCGCTACCCTCAACGGAAAATTTAATCTTGGTGTCTTCGTACCATTCTAAGTCATTCATAATTTGCTCTGGGATTGTGATGTAATAGTCTCCACTAATTGGATCAACCTCTATGGACGCAAAAATATCTCCGGAATTTTTTTTCATTTGGTGTATATGATGTTTCGATTTTTATATATGAGGGTTTTTGTGTTTTTTTAGTGGGGGGATTTTTTTATTTTTAGAGTCTTATATTATGATCGCTTGGGTAACACTTTGTAGGTTAGGGTAGTGTTGGGTTTTTATATCGCATACCCGGGGCACCGCAACCGCGCCACCCTAACTGTCAAACACGAACGCATAAAGTATTCTAATCGTTCGTGATTAGGGCGGCAGAGTATAAACAACTGCCGCCCACGAACGTATAATTTAGAGTCCGAACTTCTCCCTGCAGATAGGACCGATTCCCAACTCAATTGAGAGAGGATTAGTTAACTCACGAGCGCAACAGGAGCAGGTTCCTGTCTGCTGACCGTACAATTTAGCAGCAGCGTAAGGATCAGCGGCAGCGGATTGCACCGACTGAATGAGTGCCATTTCACCTAAGTTGGTTGCGTTAGATGTAATCCAACCGAGGTAAATGTTACTCATGGTGCCCCACTGATTCACCTCTTTATCGTGAGAGAAAACATACACTTTACCCTGATACTTCGAGGGTTTAACGATAAAGTCGGTGAAGCGCATTGTAATACGCTTCAAACCCCTATTCTGTGCTTCCTCGATTGCATTAACGATCCCGCTAAAGTTATAAACAGTGGCGGCATTGTGGCGGATGATAGGATGGCGCATGATGCTTACCGTGGTGTGGTTGAAAGGGAACCCCTGCGGGTTCCCCAGAATCTTAGCATGGTTCGGGTGAGGGTTCAATCCTCCCACTCACCTGATGGGGTCAGTGCCCAGACCAGCGATTCCAGACGGCAGCAGTAACTGTAGTCTGTACCATTCTGGCGGACCCTCCACACTGGGTTGCCAGGAAGGTTAGCGGTGTGGGTGCTCATCTCAATCCGCTCAACCCCGTAGGGGGCAAGCATCACCATCGCTTCAGAGATCAACATGATGTCAGGGGGTGTGGTTGACTTGCCCACAATAGGGCATAGGGCAGGATCGGGCAAGCATCAAACGGTATCGTAGGATACCATTTCACTAATTAACATTTAAGGGGCAGGATTGCACCTGCCCGATATAATTAACTCATGCCCAAGATGGGATGCCCATATAATACTCTGCAATCCCTATTTCATATGCTTCCAGTGCATCAGCGGCAGCATCAGGAACTGGGCATCCCTCGTTATAAAGTTCAACCAACATGTTGAGCATGTCGCCATCATCCCACCCGTGGTTATCGGTGGCATCCTCAACATCATCCCACCATGCACAAAAGGCGGGGGAATCGAAACAATCGGCAGCGGTGACAGTGTTCATCGGTGTCAGTGGTGATCGACCCCCATAGATTCGCCCATCCCACGGGATTCCGCAACCCCCTCCGAACCAGTCTGCGGATTGGCACACTTGCCAGGATCACCCTATAACGCTTGCGTGATCTGCATCATAACGATAGCGTAATACGACCAGTTACTATAAAGAATAAAGAATCAAAAAGAATTGCAAAGTATAAAGAATTAGACAGGACTGAATGTAAAGAATAAACCACACCACTGACAATAAATTACATTCAATCCTGAGTAATTCTTTATTCTTTCTTCTTTCTAATCTATTCTTTATTCTTTATACTAACTCTGCAGGACTACCACAAGACTTATAGAATGCTATCATTCTCTCTGCCTCTTCTATTGTTGTGAATGTTTGTGTGCGCCATTCACATTCATTGTATGGTGATTGGAACTTAATTGTGTAACCAATTGAGTTAATCTCGCGGGTGTTGTTGTGCATGAATCTAGTTGTGATTGTGTGTGTTATGTGTATATCTCGTCGAGATGTGAATGTGTGCATTCTCGTCGAGATAATGTGTGCGCATCTCGACTAGATTTTTGCCTTTGCTTTTCTTACATCACGAATGAAGTTTAGATAATTGATGCGTGTGGTTTTTTCTAATTCTGCACACTCATCTGTACGATGTCGATGCCATTCTGCAAAGGCAGATTGCCACTCAGATTTAAGATTTAAAGTGTCCATCAGTAGTGGTGGTGTGACATAACATTATTGGGATCATTGTACCATTCAGAATCCTCATAATGTTCAGTCATTCTGAGCATTAGATCATCAGTTAATGTGCAAACCCCAGTTGTAACTAACTGCAGGATTTCTTCAGTGGTGAGGAATGTTTGCATGGGTCTGTGGTGTAATTTAGTGGGGAGATTTTATCTCCCCGTTTGTATCAGTCAGGGAGTCCTTTTCCCTGGTAGTTATGATGCAATCCTGCAACCTCTACGGCAGAGTATCCATCAATGCCTGCAGATGCCAGAGAAGAACCTAGGCGATCGTTGCGGTGTGAGTTAAGTTGTGGGCGACCTTTTACCACGTTGCGGGAGATCCAAACGGTTTGGCGCGTGGTGAGATC